CCGTGACTACGTCCATGTAAAACCGATTCTTCATCGGTTAGCGTGTGCGTCCATCGGATAAACTCCAAAGCTACCAAGTTGAGGCTACCATGGCAACGGTCACATATGTTTCTAAGACTATTAAGACCGGTGAAACTGTATCAGCGGTGTGCAAGAAATATGCACAACCGACGATTCCAGCTAACCTTCTAACGTCTAATGTCACGTATGCGGCAAAAGCCTTGGAGCGCCTCATGGTGCAGGAGAATCCGAAAATCAGCCGAACTAGGCCTGAAAAGCCGATGTTTAAGAGTCCAACCGCGCTCCCTGAGCAATTTCGCGAGCACCTCAAATATCGCCAAGCCTTGTGGCAAGGTGACTTAGAGGTTGTGAGCATGCCTGGGGCGTGTCCAGTAGGTTATGCAACGTATGGGTTTCGGTCAATTTGGGATACACAACCCCCAAACTATACCATCACCCGTCCGGTGCAATCCGATCTGGGCTGGGCTCTGAAGGTAAGGCGTAAGCTCGAGGATGAGGTCGTCTCTTTAGGAGAATCCCTCTTCGAGTACCGCGAAACATGTGGAATGTTCGTGGCTGCCGCCAATACCGTGGTTGATGCCTGGAAACAATATCGGAAGCTTAAGCGTCTCAGGTTTGGGCGAATGCTCAACATTAGAGACGTAGCGGCAACCGAGGTTATTTCCGTTCTTGGGATAAATCCCCTTCTGGGGACTGTCTACGACGTCTGCGATGTTTTACAGAACCGGCTTGAAGAACCGGTTTATCGCAAGGTCGTGGCCAACGTGGCTCAAGAAGACCGCCGCTCCATAACACAGTATGGTGGGGTGACGGAAGGCACTTGGAAAACGTCTCAGCGCGCCATACTCTATTTTGACCTGGACGTCGAAGCCAGGCGGATAGAGATTGGTAATCCCTTAGAAATTGCTTGGGAGCTTGTTCCTTTTAGCTTCGTTGTCGACTGGTTTATACCTATCGGCGACTGGCTAGGCTCCTTAGACGCCTTAAAGGGCGTTAAGCAAGTTTGGGGCACTGTGACGCAAAGACAGAGCTACACCGGCACTGACAGTTCTAGGACGGATTACCTGGGCCTGAACGATCTAAAGCA